TTATTCCGCCAAGACGAGCTTATCGGCAACAACCCATTGGCGCTGCACGGTGCCCCTGCGCTCATATTCGATCAGGTAGCTCTTGCCGCCGTCCTCTAGTTCGGAACGCCCGACGACACGGCCCGCAAGATCGACACGCACAGTGGCGCCAAGGGGGAATTCAGAAATCTGAGTGCTCACGACTTTCCTCCATCGCTCGATACGACGGAGTAATCATGCGCGATTCTGATAGTAATGCAAGAAGATTCGACAGGTAGGCGTTTGCGCAATTATTGTCAAGGCAAGAAGTTTCAAAAACGCCTACTTGGTAACACTGCACATTATAGGCCGGCTTTGCGCATAGTTTCTTCTACAACAGGGTCGGTGCCAAGAATGCGGCGTAAGCCATCGTCATCCTTCTCCCGCTCCCTTTTCTCGCGCAGCCGGCGGAGCGCGGCGTTCTGGTTGTTTGCGGCCTTCGGGTGAGTCGGCTGGCCGCCGCGCCGAGGATTCATCCACGCGACTCTCATTGCCAATCCAACTTCGCCAAGGCAGCGTCGACCACGGCCGGCGCAAGTCCAGCCTCCTTCGCCGCGGCGTGAGCTTGAATAATTGCCGTCAAGGCGCGAGCCGAACCGCCCGCGTCGAAAGCTTGGGTTGGCGTCATCACGTCGATTTCAACCGTCGCGGCCAGCTTCTCGCTGGACTCTTCCGCTAGCAATTCCGCGATAGGCTGCAACGTCCATTGCGCCAGATGCCGCTGCGCTTCCCGTACAAGGGGGCCGGTAGTCGCTGCATTGAATAAGCCAGGCAGCACGCCGAACGCACCGCAGATTGCGTCGCGGGCCGCCGCGAGGCTTTCCGGCGTCATCGCCTTTTCCAGATCGGGCGAAAGGCTGGACGGCCGCCAATCGACTGCCGGAGCGGGGCCGCCTGCCGCGCTTACGTTGACAGACTCGCGCAGCAAGACACGGCCGCGCTGGCCGCGGAATGAGCGGGCTAGCGACGTATTGTCCGTTTCCGGCTGTTCCGGCATCGGCACAACTTGCGAGCCGAGCGGCGCGTTCTCGTAAACTTCGGCAAGCGCCGACTCGATCGCCTGCAGCATACCCGCGGTCAAAGATGCCCGTCGCAACGGCGCGGTGCCAAGCCAGGGTGCGGCCGGATCAACGCCGATGCGGAGGTGAAGCACTTCCCCTGCCAGCAGCGTTTCGGTCGTGCCGCCGCCCGCCTCCGAGACGGATACGCGATAAGCGACCGGCTTGCCGCCCTTGGTGCGAAGATCCCAATCCGAGCACGGGACAAGACCGCTGTCGCTGATCTTGAATACCGCCTCGCCCCGCAACGCCAGCGAACGTGCCACAAGCGCCATTGAGCGCCGGTCGAGCATGTTGGTGCCGGACACGGCCGCCATCGCGAAGCCGTTTTCCCAAAGCGAGATGCACGACTGCGCTGTCGCGGTAAGTTCGGCAACGCCGCGCCGACCGCTAATGTAGGACTCGCGTGCCGCCATTATTTCGGCGGTGAAGCCGGAAGCAGCCGAACGCTTTTCGACGGGTCGTTTGAACCAATCTAGAATGCCCATTAGACCCTCCGATACTGGCGAAGCAAATCCCCAGCTCCGCTGTTTGCCATTGCCGAAGCGGCCCAAGAGTCAGAGCGGGATTTGTCGACGGTGATGCTGCCTGCCGTGACGCGTTCGTGGGTCGCGCCCGGTGCGCCCTTCTTGGCCGCAGCCATGTATTCGGCGAGTCGGCGGAAAGCCTCGTCGACAATCTCCGGGACCGCACCGCCGCCCACAGTGCCGGTGAACCGCCATGAGCCGCCCGGCAGGCAATACCCGCCAGCCGGCGAAGGCTGGGCCGTTGCTGTCTCCCAATCGGAGCCGTTCCAGCGTTCAACGGTCGAGATGGTTGCCGGCGCAAGCGGAGGCTGCCACTCGCCGCAGTCGACCACAATCCACTCAATCGTGCGGGAGGTGTATCTATGCGCGATATACGCTTCGATACGCTGCCAGATCATGTCGGCATCGAGCGCGGCCGCAGCCGTCGACAGGCCGTCCGGTGCGTCTGGATAGGCCGAAGGAACGCCCTCGGCCTGTTTTATGGTGGTCGCCATTATGCCCTCCACCGGTTCAGCACGCGCCGCAGCCCGGCGTCGGGGGCATCGTCATTGGCAAGCGCCCAGGACCGGGCCGCAATCTGAGCGGCGTCGTAAGCGGGCCGGGTGACAAGCGAGACCTCGAACAGGTCCGCAGCCGTGACGGTGCGCAACAAGCCATCGGCCGAGCGCGTTACCATTTCGCCACCGGCCGGCACGCGAAAGCCCGGCGAAATGCCCTTCGTGAGACCGGCCGCCAGCGCCGCTAGAGCGTCGTTCGCCCAGCTTGTGGTCGCCGCAACGCGGGCCTCTATGTGCAAGGCGTCGTCGTCTTCGCGAAGTGTCAGACTGCCCGCCTCGGTCGAGGCAAGCGGCTTTTCAGGATCGTGGCCGGCAAGCAAAAAGACATTCTCACCGGCCTCGATACGGGAGCGGAAAGCGCGAGCGGCGAACCGCTCACGCCTGCCATTTCCGACCGAGGTTTCAGCCCCGTAAGGGAAGCGCCCCGATAGTCTGGACGCTCCCCCTTCGGTGCGCACCTCGAACGAAATCGGGGCGCCATACAGCATCTTATTCGCTGGCCTCGACGTTGATGGCGGTCAGCAAGTGAAGCTGCGCGGCCCGCAGGATGTTCACGTCAGCCGTGGCAAGCGCGGTCAAGCGAAGCATCCCACTCTGAGCGTCGGAGTACGGGTCACGAATGAGGTCAATTCCGCCAAACAGCCCCACAACAATCGGCGCCACACCGCCCGCCGAAGTCGTCAGCAGCGCGACCGACGTGTCGGGCGTGCCGGCCGTAAGCGTGGCGACGTTCGAGAGGATGTTGTTTCCGGCCGGGAAGTTCTTGACGTGACGGTCCCACTCGGAAACCGCCGTGCCCGTGACCAGCGTCGAGTCCATATAGTTCCAAGCCTGGCTGTGCATCAGCACCTTGATGTCGGCCGGGCTGTTCGCGGCATTGGCAGCCATGAAGGTGCCCGCAACCGCGCGGAAGATGGCCGACGAGGCATCAGCCGAAACTGCCGTAGTGCCGTAGCCATACGTCGACTGGCCGGCGATGACACCCAGCGGCTGGCCGTTGGCGCCAGTACCGTTGAAGATAGCAGCGTCAAGCACGGCCTGCATGGTGCCGTTGATGTCGCGCCGCACCGCCGCCTCAAGTGCCGCGCCGGACTGCTTAAGCGACTTGCGGGTGAGCTTCACCTGAATGCCCAAATTGTGGTCGGGCGACAGGGTGCGTTCGGTCGTGGCGAAGACGGTCGGGCCGGCAACGTTGGCCGTCTCGCCGTCCGCCCAGCCAGCCGTGATACTGGAGGTCGTCAGCGGATATTCTACAAGGCCGGAGTCGATATTGACCATTTGCGCGCCCATACGAGCCGCAACGGAGTCCGGGAACAGCCGGTCGATTACCGGGCGAACCTGCTTAGGGTCAAAGATACCGGAGGCGACGGTTTCGCCGGCACGGCGCTCGATAGCGGCCCACGGAATCGGCATACCGCGGAAGCTGCCATTGGAGCGCATTTCCTGCACGACTTCGGCGGTCGCGCCATCGAGCGCGCGGCCCTCGTCGAGAGCCAGCACAACCTGGCGCAATTCGAACTTGTCGACGAGGTCGGCATATTCGCGGTCAGAGCGGGTTTCGAGGTCGTTGCCGGCTTCACGGCGTTCAGCATCTTCCGCGATAAGCGCGGCACGGTAGCGGGTCTCGTTCGAGCGGTACTCGGTATCGAGGTCGCCCATCTTGCGGGTTTCTTCCTCGCTCGGCTTTTCCTTGCCGACGAGTTCGGCCAGTGCCTGGCGGATTTCCGACTGACGGCGCTGAATGGTAGTAGAAGTAAGCATTACATGCCTTTCGTTAGGAGTGACGCCCAAGCTTTGCGCTCGGGCGATGGAAGCTGGCCACGCTCGGCCAACGTGTGTTGAAGGTGGCAGGTCCGGCAAAGCGTGACGCAGTTGCCGAGGTCGTAGGCTTTGTCCGGCGCCACCCGCACCGGAATCTTGTGGTGGACTTCAAGCTGGCCGCGCGCGCCGCACTCTTGGCATTTGAAATCATCGCGGCGGATAGCGGCGGTTCTGACCGGCCACCATCGCCGGTCGTGGTGCGCTACACCCACGACGCGGCGCGGGCTTTCTTGACCGGCCGGGCCGACTGGCGAGCGCCTTCCGCGACCGCAAGCACGGTGGCGGCTGCCGGGTCGATACGTCCCAATGAACGGCCTTTCGCCAGTTTCAGGTTATTGGCAGGATCCCGGAGGCAAACGGAATCGCCAAAGGCGCTCCGCAAGAGCAAGGATGGCAGCGACTTCACCTTGCCCTCGAACACCGCCCGTTTCAGACGGTCGATATCTTCGCTGCCGTCTCGCCATCCAAAGCCGCGCCAAACCAGCGGCGCCCGAATGCCGGCTTTGTCGATGGCCTCGCCGAGTTCAGCTTGCTTGAAGCGGTCCATCGTTAATGCGGAGATATGCTCGCCCTCGACGTGCTTCACCACTTCGGCAAGCCAAGGCGCAACGGGCACCGTCTGGTCGCCAAGGGTCGACAACTCGCCGCGTTCGGCCATTTCCACATACCGGCCGGATACGCCATCGGCTTGCCCACGGGCTAGAAGGCCGGGCTTGCCGGGGAACGTGCCCAAGCATTCCAGCCGGCCGGTTTCGGGCCAATAGAACGCCGCAGCAGTCATCGAGGCAGAGCCGCCAAGGTCTATCCCGATGACCACCGGCCCTTGGCGCGGCGGAAGTTCGGCCACCTCGCAGGCAAGCCACTGGTCGGTCGTCAGCAACACGTCGCGGTCCTCGCCGCTGACACGTTGATTAAGGTTATAGAGACGCCACGAAGTAAGCGCGCTGCCGCCCCTTTCCACCGCTCGCCGGGCTTGCTGTTGCAACCATTCGAGGCTCGAACCGACACCATATTCCGCGCCGGGATTCGCCTTCCTGATTTGCTCGATATCGTCGGGAGCGCAGCCGTCATCGGCCCGATGTTCCTGCCGATAGATACCGGGCTGGTCATCGTCCAACCACTTGGAGAACGGATGCGCGTCATTGCTGGCGCTTGTGCTGATAAGCAGCATCCGCCCGCCGCGTTTGCCCAAGCCGGACAATAACGCGTGCTCCAGGTCGTCGCCCTTGTCGAGCGGCCAGTGGCCACGCTCGTCGCCAATAACCAACGTCGGGGAGGTGCCGAGAACGTTCTTGCCGTCCGCTGCAATAACGCGGATGACATGCGGGCCGCTATCGTCCTCAAACTCGATTTCGAGCCGGGGAGCGCGACGGAAGGTCAACCGCTTCTGGATTTCTTCAGGCAGGGACCGGGCAAGGCCGGAAACGTAATCCCAAACGATACGCCCTTGGTCGCGGGTACGGGCGCCTATAAGGCACTCCCGACGCGGCTGGGGGTCAATCTCGCCTAGCAGGTGTCCAAGGGCAACGCCGGCCGTCAATGCTGACTTGCCGCCACCACGAGCCACGGAAAGGACACCAATTGAGATGCCATCCGCCAAGGCGCCGTCGAGAAACTGCTTTTGATAAGGAGCCAGCCTCAGCTTTTTGCCGGCGAGGGACCCGGTTGGAACCTCCAGCGATTCGATGAACTTGGTGGCCTTTCGACCTTGGGAGCGCGAAAGCGAAACTCCCCCGCCGGTCCGTGCGCGTGTGGGTTTTCGGGGTATTGGGACCGTCATGACACCGCCGTGGTCTCGGCGCACTGGCAGAGCCAAACCGCACCGGCGGGATCAACCTCGATCTCGCTGATCTTCCAATAGCCGCCTTCGATTTCGATTACGTCCAGCCGTTTAGGCTCGACCGCGAGCGTGCCCGCGAGCAGTTCAATCTTGGCATCGGTGCGCGGAATGCCGGACAGGCCGGCCATCACGCTTTCGAAGCTGCCCTTCACGCCCTCGCAGGGATAGTCGGTCCACGTGCCGGGGAGTTGGTTGCCAGCACCGTCATCGCCACCCGGCGTTTCGTGCCACAGGGTTGCGGCGCGCAGCGTGCCGGCGAGCGCCGATGTTACATCGGCGGCTAGGTCGTCGAGCATCATTCACCTAATGATTGAAGTGGTGGAAACGGGGAAGCGGCCAGCGTCCTGCATGACCGCTTCCCGCGCCTTGCGCTGCTGCTGTTAGGGCAACGACTGGCTTGGGGTCTGTGAGCGGTTAAAGGAACAGCGGCGGGCCGCCCACGGACTTAGTTCGGACGCAAGCCGCGCCCGCCACTTTCCCCGCCTGTCTCGGTGTTCGTTGCCCTATAGGTTTTTACGGGCCACGATTTGGCACATTGGGGCTTGAACGCTGGCATCCGCATGCCTACGTTTTTCTTTAACTGCGAAATAGCCGCACGGGTTGTGGGTTCCTTAGACGGCTTACAGAGCGAACCCTCATCGTGGCCTAGCGTGCGAGGCGGCTACCGGAAGGGACCCCGCACACGAAAGCAAACGGAGATGCCATGGGCACCTTCATTGCGATCGAGGCCAGTCAGTCGGGCGGTAGCTGGTGCTACCGTCTGGAGATGGGGTGCTTTGTGCATCCGAGGCTCGCCTCGATCCTCATCGTCCTTACCCGGCTGTTCTGAAACAAGGGGCACCTCGGCGACGGGGTGCCCTTTGTTACACTATGCGGCTATTGCCGCCTTCGCCCATTCACCAGCCGCTAGGAGGGCCGCACCGCCACGGCGATCAGCATACCCTCCACGCGCGCCGAGCGCCTTGCCGACATCTGCGACGGTAGCGCCCGCAAGCACTTCCTCGATTACCGTGTCGAATTCCTCCGGTGGCTTCGCCATTTCCGGCTCGTCCACGCGACGGACATCGCCCCGGTTAAGGTGCGGCCGCGGCTGGCCTAGTCCACCTTCCGCGCCAAGGAAGATCGCACCGCTGGCAATGGCCGGCGCGCAATAGCCGAACCGACAATCCGGGTGGAAGTCGAACACGTCGCGTTGCGGCTTGATCGCTATTCCGCGCGACTCGCCATCCCAACCGGCACGCTTTACCGGCTCCGGTTCTGCATCGCCAAGGCGCGGCGTTGCGGCCGGGAGCGCAAGATAAGCATCATGGCTGCGCGGGTGAGGATCGCGCCCACGCGGCTTGCCGCCTTTGCGGCGATCCACTCCCTTGCCCCTCGTCGGCTCGTTATCGTTGTCGGCCTCCCTCGGCAGGCGATCGCGGGCAATCAGCCACAGCGCGGCAGCGGCCTCTGCATCGCGCTTGCGCAGCCAGTTCATGGCAGGCCGCCCGCCGCGATAGCGAATACGAACGGCCGGCTGTTTCGGCTCGGCATTAGCTGTAAGGATGGCATCGGCCGCCTGCAGCAGTTCCTTGCGCGTGCTCATGCGGCAATCCTTTCAGGATCGGTCAGCGCATCCATGTCGGCTGCGGCGTCAAATTCCTTATCGCTCAAGGCGCTGTATTCGATGCTGTCGCCCGCGACTGTTGCGCGTAAGAAGCGATCGAGCAGTTCCGCCGCCTCCTGCAGCGTCTCCTGGTTTACCGCCTTCATAATGGCGTTGAGATGCTCTGTTCCTTTGGTCGCGTTTTCCGGGGAGAACGATGATACTGTCCAGAAAACATGCTCGTGCTCTTCACCGGCATGCTCGCCGTCAACAATACGGTATTTAAGGATGATGGCCTTCTCGTCCGAATACTCGTCCTCATGGGTGTCGGCCTCGACGATCTTGATCGGATAGCTCCCGTCCGGCCAGTTCTGCGGCTTGCCGCGCGCCCAAAGCGGGATGGGAAGCGGATCGTTATCGTTGTCGGCCTTCGCTGTGCCAATAGCGGAGGCGGGTTGTTTCGCGGGAACCTTTCGATCGGCCTCGTCGTACTTCTCTGCGGCCAACCACTTCTCCAGTGGCATCCGCCGCTGACCGGGCTTCGCGCTGGCCGCCCAAGCAGCCGCCCGCTCCGCAATATGGTCAACATCGGGATTGTCGATCGCCGCGAACACTTCCCGACTGGACAGCTTGTTGCCGTGCTTGCCGTAGGCTTTCCAAACACGCTCGAATCCCGACGCCGCCGCGGTGGCCGCAAGGCCATCCGCAGGCGGGGCGGCGGATACAGTACTACTTACTTGTGAAGCCGGCCTGTCGGCCGGTTCACTTAAGTAGGATTCGGCGCATATGGGTGCACCGCTAGCCGCAGTAGTGGTGCATAGGGGTTCACCACCAGTGGTGCATATGGGTTCACCACTAGCTAGCGGTGCAGATGGGTGCACCACTAGCCATCTAGGAATGTATTCCGTGGGGCGGGTGCCTGTGCCTAACGTCTGCTCGACGTGCCCCCAATCGGCTAGTTCGCGGCACGCCTTAATGACGGTATTCCGGGACATACCCGTGGCCTTCTCAATATAGCGGAGGCTGGCGCGGCCGGTGCCATGCTTCTGCATGAAACGATCGATGATAACCCAAGCGACCTTTGCATGGCGGCCGGTGGTGCGGCCATCGGCAAGCAGGGCGCCTAGCGTCCACCATTGCGAAAGGAGCGTGCCTGGCTTTGCCGTGCGAGGCTCTTTTTCATTGGACTTAGCCGTCATCACGGATATCCGCCTTCGCGCGGTCATAGGCTGCGCTGGCTGCGCGCTTGATGTCATCGGCCAGGGCCGGGGCGAACGTTGCGGAGTTTGCCCCAAGAGCGGAGGCGGCGTAGATCCGCCTGCCGCGCGGCCCTTCAACGAGCCGCATATTGAACATCCTAATATGTTCGGACACTTGCGCATCGAAGCGCGCAAGAGTGCTTCCCCGCCCGGTCTCCGGGCGGATCGCAAGGATTTGCATTGTTGCCTCTTGGAATGAAGCCCCAGCCGAGCCAACGGCCGGGGCGTGTTCGGTTAGGCGGCGGTGTCGATAAAGCCGCGAGTGCGGTAGATCGACTTGCCCGAAATGGAAAATGTCGGGTCGTCCCATGGTGATTGGGGTTGCTGCGCCGTTGTCGCCCTCGCGGCCTCAATCTTGTCCGCGATCCACTGCATCACCTCCTGCCGAACGAAAGCGATGCGTCGATCGCCCAGCGGGATGGCGGCCGGGAACCGCCCCTCGGAGCGATAGCGATTCAACATCGTCCTCGAAAGTGAGGTGAGGCGGGCCGCTTCGTTCAACGAAATTAGTTGCGGCGTGTTGTCATTGGCATGCATGCGGAATCCTCCTTCAGAACGTCCGGAATTCGGACGCACGGTGTCGATGAAAGTTGTAGGAGGTTGATTGGCGGGCTTAAAGCGCCGGACCGTCTCGTGGCCCTACGACTGCATTGCAGCGGTTGCAGGCGGCATGGGGGATAAAGCTAACCAAGCCGCACACATATATATAGTATTCAAGCGGGAGTTTCGGAATGTGTCCCGTCAAATTTTTATGACGCTTGGCAGTAGGTCGCCCAATCCGCCAACAGCGACCGCCGCTTATCCAGCGCCTCCCCTCGCCGGTATGCCCGCTCAACCGCGCTGCCGGTCACATGTGCCAACGCCGCCTCTGCGATCTCGGTCGCGTAGTCCGTTTCCTCCGCCGCCCAATCGCGAAACGTGGATCGGAAGCCATGGACGGTGTATGCGCCTGCGCCTGCCGACTTGAGCGCCTTCGCCAAGGACATGTCGGAGAGAGGCTTGCGATCGCGGATGCCGGGGAAAACTAAGTCGTTGAGCCGCTTTGCCTTCATCTCCGTCAAGACGGCAAGTGCGGCGTCGGACAGCGGCACGCGATGCCGCTTGCCGTTTTTCATTCTCGCCGCCGGAATCGTCCACAATCCCCGATCAAAGTCGATTTCGCGCCACATGGCGCCCCGCGCCTCACCGCTGCGGCAAGCCGTCAAAATGGTGAACTCCAGAGCCCTCGCCCCTACGCCATCCACCGCCCGCAGCTTGGGCATGAACGCGGGCAGGTCGGCATAGGGCATGGCGGCATGGTGGCCGCGCTGCAT